CGGGGATCCAGACAATTCTGGAAAAGACTTGAAAGGTTATAACCAAGTCTATCTTCGTGCAGAAATCTATCTCGGATGGGGAATTTTGGATAAAAACAGCTTTGCTCGTGTTGTGAAAGCGGGGTAGTGTATGGAATACATTAATGTAAAAACAGGGGCTTCTATCGTTACTGAAAATGCCATTAGTGGTGGCGATTGGGTTCCAGCTGATCAAGTTACGAAAGTGGATCCTCAAGAAGCAGCAGACAGTCAGGGAGATTTGACTGTCTCCCAAATTAAAGCCCGCTTAGATGAGCTGGGTGTCGAATACGACAAAGGAGCTAAGAAGGCTGACTTGCTTGCTCTTTTAGAACAACATGAAGGGTAGTTAAAATGGCAACATTTGCAACAGTAGAAGACCTTGAAACTTTGTGGCGTTCCTTGAAATTTGATGAACGGAAGAGAGCAGAGGCACTGTTGTCAATAGTGTCAGACTCTCTTCGTGAGGAAGCTAAGAAAGTCAGCAAGGATTTGGATAAGATGGTAGATGAAAGCCCATCTTATTCAAGTGTCGTGAAATCTGTAACTGTAGATGTGGTAGCTCGTACTTTGATGACCTCAACGGATCAGGAGCCAATGACTCAGATGGCTGAGTCAGCTATGGGGTATTCCTTTAGTGGTTCTTATTTGGTTCCTGGTGGAGGACTCTTTATCAAGGATTCAGAGTTGAAGCGCTTGGGCTTGAAAAAGCAAAGATATGGGGTGATTGAACTTTATGGGACGAATTAAAGGAATTACAGTTACTCTTATCGAGACCAAAGAGAAAGGGAGGGATGACTTCGGTCATCCCATTTTTGAGGAAATTGAAACTCAAGTGGATAATGTCCTCATTGCTCCTACTTCAACCGATGATGTCACGAGTCAAATGAACTTGACTGGAAGAAAGGCAGAATACACTCTAGCTATTCCCAAAGGTGATACTCACGATTGGGAGAATAAAGAGGTTTTGTTTTTTGGCAAGCGCTGGAAAACTTTTGGGCTTCCACTGGAAGGCATTGAGGAAATGATTCCTTTGAGTTGGAACAAGAAAGTGATGGTGGAGCGCTATGGGTAATTCGGATTTTAAGTTAAACCGTGCTGGAGTATCTGAATTAATGAAATCAGGTCCTATGCAGAAGGTCCTTTCTCAATATGCATCAGACATACAAGATAGGTGCGGTGATGGGTATGTAAAAGACATCCATGTTGGTAAGAATCGTGCTAATGCCTCTGTATCAGCTAAAACCAGAAAAGCCAAGAAGGACAACTTAAAAAATAATACTCTCTTGAAGGCGGTGAGATAAATGATTGAGATTATAGTTAAAAAATATCTTGACGGTCATTTGTCTGTTCCGTCATTTTTTGAGCATGAGACGACAATGCCGAAAGAATTTGTCATCGTGGAAAAGACTAGAGGAGCTAATAAGGATTACGCAAAATCTGCCACATTTGCTTTTCAAAGTTATGCAAGTAGCTTGCAAAAAGCTGCTGAATTAAACGAGAAAGTTAAACAAGTCATTTATGACATGATCGAGCTGAATGAAATCAGCGGAATTCATCTGAATAGCGACTACAACTTTACAGATACTGGAACTAAAAAATATCGTTATCAAGCGGTATTTGACATTAATTATTTTTAAGAAATGGAGAATGGAATGGGAACAGAAGCTCAGACAACACAAACAACAACAACTTCGTCATCATTGGTGACGACTGCTAAGCCCAAAGTGGGCGGAGCAATTTATTCTGCGCCAGCTGGTACGGCATTGCCTACAGATGCAACCTCAGCGCTGGACAAGAAATTTGTATCGCTTGGCTATATTTCAGAGGATGGATTGGAAAATGAAAACTCTCCTGAATCCGAAAACGTGAAGGCTTGGGGCGGTGACATCGTGCACTCGTCATTGACAGAAAAGCCTGATACTTTTAACTACACTTTGATTGAAGCATTGAATCTCAATGTGTTGAAAGAAATCTACGGAGCTGATAATGTATCTGGAGATCTTAAGACAGGTATCACTATCAAGGCCAATTCGAAAGAACTTGCTAGTCATTGTGTAGTGGTTGATATGATTTTGAAAGATGGTACTTTCAAACGGATCGTTATTCCTCAGGGTAAGGTTACATCAATCGGCACTATCTCTTACAAGGATGCTGAGACTGTTGGCTATCAAACAACACTTACAGCATTTCCAAACTCTGACGGCGATACTCACTACGAATACATCAAAGGAGAATAATACATGTCTGAAATTAAATCATTTAAAGGGACTACTTCAACAGGCTTTGAATTTGACATTAGTCAAAAGAGAATGGAAAACTATGAAGTCCTTGAGGTTTTGGCTGAGATTGATAGCAATCCTCTGTTAGTACCAAAACTCTTGAAATTGCTTTTGGGAGAACAAGCGGAAGACTTGAAAAACCATGTCAGAGACGAAGATGGAATGGTTTCAACTGACAAGCTGATGAAAGAAATCACAGATATCTTTGAATCTCAGTCAGTAAAAAAATAGTAGCCCTCTCTAGAATGATTCAGACAGATGAGGATGCTTTGATTTGTGATTTAGCTGAAACGTATCAAATCTATGACTACAGACAGCTACCTGCCTATCAGGTAGCTGTTTTTTCGTATGGATTGCGTGACGATTCGAGAATCAAAGTCGCAATGTCAGGGCAGAATGTCTCAATGCAGTTACTCATCCAGGCAAGTATTTTAGATAGATTATCTATGCTGGTCTGGTTTAAGACCAAGGATGGCCAGAATGGGATTAATCGTCCTGTATCAATGGTTGATCAGTTGACGAAGGTCGAAGAGGAACAGGAGCAGATGACATTTGCATCTGGAGAGGAATTTGAAAACTATAGAAATGAAATGTTAAAAAAATTTGGAGGAGGTAGTTAATGGCAACAGAATTAGGCCAAGCTTATGTGCAGATTATGCCTTCAGCTCGTGGAATCAGCGGGAAAATTAAAGCTGCTATCTCGCCAGAAGTAGAATCTGCTGGGCAAAGCGCTGGTGAAACTCTAGGGGGAAGAATGGTCAGCCTAGCTAAAAAAGCTATTGCAGTTGCTGGGATAGGGAAGTTCTTCTCTGCTTCTATCATGGAGGGTGCAAATCTTCAGCAATCTTTAGGAGGTATTGAAACACTCTTCAAAGGGTCAGCGGATACTGTTAAGAAGTATGCTAACGAAGCGTATAAAACGACAGGTCTTTCGGCCAATGCCTACATGGAAAATGTGACTGGCTTTAGCGCAAGCTTATTGCAGTCTTTGGGTGGCGATACTCGAAAGGCTGCAGATGTGGCTAACATGGCCATGATTGACATGGCTGATAACAGCAATAAGATGGGTACTTCCATGGATCGTATTCAGGACGCTTATCAAGGGTTTGCTAAGCAGAATTATACGATGCTTGATAACCTCAAGCTAGGGTACGGTGGTACCAAGACAGAGATGGAGCGCTTGCTGGCTGATGCTACCAAACTGACTGGTGTTAAGTATGATATTAATAATCTGTCAGATGTCTATCAGGCCATTCATGCCATCCAAGAAAATCTAGACATTACTGGTACGACAGCTAAAGAAGCGGCAACTACCTTCACAGGGTCGTTTTCTGCGATGAAAGCTGCTGCTCAAAATGTTTTGGGTAATTTGGCACTTGGTAAAGATATTGGCCCATCGCTTCATAGCTTATACGAGACAGCAAAGACATTTTTGGTTGGGAATCTTATTCCTATGATTGGTAATGTCTTAAAAGGGATTCCTCACCTTATTTATGGGATCTTGCAAGATGGCCTTACTGCTGTTTTTGGCGAAGGGGTTGCTGAACCAATCCTTGAATGGGTGTATAACACTTTCGCTGATATTAGTGCAATTGCAAATACATTGTTCGATATGATATTTGGTTCCATGAACAAGAAGGACAATGTCAACTTCTTGAAAAGCTACTTGGGTATTGATGAAAAGACAGCTAGTAGCATTGTAAATATTGGAGAAAATATCCGTGTGACCTTTGAGAATATCGGGGCTACCATCGGGAATATCGCTGGTATTGTAGGAAGCTTTGTCAGTGATCTACTTGGGATTGGTGGAAGCGAGCAGAGTGTGAACTTGATAGCTTCAGCATTTGAAGGTCTTACTAAATTTTTGAGGAGTGCATCTGCAAAATTAAAAGATTTTACAGGCTGGCTAAAAGGCAATCCTGCTGCATTAGATGCCTTGAAGGCTTCAGTCGTGGGTATCACAACTGCATGGACTGGCTATAAAGTAGTGATGGGTGTTATAAAAGGAATTGAGACTGCCAGAAAAGCGATACTCGCAATTACAAATGGTTTGATGTTGGCTCAATTCGTCAGAACTAATGCCTTGACTGCTGCTGAGGCTGCTAATGCAGCTGCAACAATGGGAGCGAGTGGAGCGTTTGGAATTTTCAACACAGTCTTATCTGCAAATCCTATTGGATTAATTGTTACAGGGATTGCTGCACTAACAGCTGGTTTAACTTGGTTCTTTACTCAAACCGAAACAGGTCGTAAGATTTGGAGTGGATTTGTATCCTGGATAAAATCCGCATGGAAAGGGATTGCTGAATTCTTCTCTGGTCTTTGGAAAGGGATCTCTGATGGAGCTATCAATCTCTGGAATGGAGTTGTAGCAGTATGGAATGGTGTCATTGATGGTATCAAGTCAGCATGGCAAGGAATCAAAGAATTCTTCTCTGGCCTTTGGAGTGGTATTTCTAATGGAGCTTCAAATGCTTGGAACGGAACGATTGAGGGCATAAAATCAGCATGGCAAGGGATTTCTGATTTCTTTTCTGGATTGTGGGAATCCATCACTAGTTTAGCAACTACGGCATGGACTTCTATTACCAGCGCTGTTTTAGCTATTGTTCAACCTTTTGTTGATACCTTTATGAGCATTTGGAATGGTATGAAAGATAGCATTTCTCAGGTGTTTGAAGGAATTAAGACAATCTTTACTGGCGCTTGGGAGTTGATTAAAAGTATTGTATTAGGAGCTGTCCTATTTATCATTGATTTGGTAACACTTGATTTTAATAAATTGGGTGAGGATTTGGGGTTAATTTGGGATGGTATTAAGAACGCTATTTCAACTGTTTGGAATGGTATCTGTACTTTCTTCTCTGGAATTATTAATACAATCATTGGTTTCTTCACTGGGGCTTTCGAAGGGCTTAAAACATTTCTTGCTGGAGTATGGGATGCAATTAAATCTGTAGCTGAAACCGTATGGAATCTAATCACATCTGGTATTAAAGCTATTATTGATGGATTTATTGCTGGTGCACAAGCCGCATGGGATGGATTTAAAGGATTTCTATCCGGTCTCTGGGAGGGCATTAAATCAACAGCCATAAGCATGTGGAACGGGATCTGTTCTGGCATAAAAGCCATTATTGACGGTTTTATTGCTGGCGCTCAAGCCGCATGGAATGGATTTAAGGGGTTTATGGCTGGACTTTGGGACGGCATCAAATCCACAGCAACAAACATGTGGAATGGCATCAAAACAGGGACTTTAAATATAATTAACGGATTGGTTTCTGGCGCACAAGGGTTTTGGGACAGTATGAAAAATGGCGTAAAAAATCTTTGTGATGGTGTTAAAAGTCTATTTAGTGGCTTGGCACATATTGACTTGGCTGGAGCTGGTAAGGCAATCATGAATGGTTTCCTTGGCGGTCTAAAAGCTGTCTGGGGTGGTATTCAGGATTTTGTTGGTGGTATCGCTGGCTGGATCCGGAAGCACAAAGGACCAATTTCTTATGACCGGAAATTGCTGATCCCTGCTGGTAAGGCAATTATGGGCGGATTTGATGAGTCATTGCAAGAGAGTTTTAAAGGTGTCCAGAAGACAGTCGGAGGAGTCGCTGGTTGGATTTCAGATGCCGTTTCTGGAGATGGATTTGATTTTGGAAATGATACTGCTTTTAATCGCAATATCACATCTACACTTCAAATGCCGAACAGCAAATACGAAACTGCAGAGTCTAAAATGGTGTCTGAGATTGCCATTCTAAGGTCAAGTTTAGATGTGTGGCTTGAGAAGATATCAAATAAAGACTCTAACACTTATTTGGATGGTGAGAAATTAGCTATTAATGCTTACCAACGTCAAGGACAGATTATGTCTAGAGAGGGGATTTAATGGCAGTAAATTATCTGATTATCAATACATTTAACACTAGCACTATAGTGGATAGTGTAGTAACTGATTTTGGAGATATCAAAGGTGCTATCCCTCGCTATGATGAGCAGAAGAAACTCTATGGGACCAATGGTCAGTACAATATCGAAGATGGTGCTTATGATGGCTATGAGCGGACGTTGAAAGTTTTCGTAAAACGATACGAGGACGCTCAGGCAATCATCAATGCATTTAATAAACTTGATAATGTATTAGAGTTTAGCTATCAACCTGACAGCATCCACTATGCTGATCTGTTGGATTCAGAAATATCGCTTCACGGCCAAAATAACTGGATTGTAAGTATAAAAGTCTATCAACATCCTTTTAGATATACTAAGAATATCCAAGAGGTTACTTTGAGTAGCAGTGGGACGGTAACTAATCCAGGAACGGTCTACTCAGAGCCTATCATCACGATTGAGGGTCAAGGTGAAGTGACATTAACCATTGGAAACCAAACAATGGTATTGAATCTTTCTGGTGGGGCTAAAATTGACTGTAGGCAACGTAAACAAAATGTCTATACGTTAAACGGGCAGCTGCAAAATACTATCCGTGTAAGAGGTCCGTTCTTCGAACTAAAACCTGGTATCAGCGGGATTACGACTGCAGGAAATGTATCTAAAATTAAAATTCTAGGGAATTGGAGGTATCGCATTTGATTTATTTAAAAGAGGGTAATATCCCTTTTAATTTTTGCTTCGAAGACGACATCAGTCAAGAAGCAAATAATACTTATCAATTGTCCTTTAAATACCCTGTCAGCGATGAGAAATGGGCTTTGTTAAAGAACGAAGTTCATCTGCTTGCTGATGATTTGTCTGGTGAGCAAGAATTTATCATCATTGACGTCCAAAAGGGGCATGGATATATTACTGTATATGCCAATCAAGTGGCTACCTTGCTAAATGGTCATAGCGTCCGTAAAATTGATGTTGATCGAGCAAACGGGATGACAGTGATGAATAAGCTGGTGGAAGGACTAAAAAGAGAATGTCCTTTTACATTTTTCTCAGACATTCAAGACAAGCACACTCTTAGACTCGATAATGTATCAGTGATTGATGCGCTCACGAAAGGTCAACACTCAATTATTGGCCAATGGGGAGGGGATTTGATCCGTGATAAATACTCGGTTAGGTTGTTGAAAAATGGAGGGATTGAAAATCAATCTCTTTTTATGTACAAAAAGAACCTATCTGAGTATAAAGAATCTACGACTACAAAATCTCTTAAAACAAGGATTCACTTCCGCAAGGTCGTTACTGCCTCTGGCGATGGTGAAAAAGAGAAAATTCTTGAAGTCACTGTGGACAGTCCACTGGTAGATAAGTATAAGCATATCTACGAGTATGACATGGAAGTCCAAGATCAGGATGTTAAAACTCTTGATGA